GAGTTATAGTTCATCACAATCTATTTAGAAGATACTATGATTTAAAAGGTAAGTCAGTTAATAGCACAAAGTTTTTTAAAGATGATATGTGTTTTGCCTCTATAGATCAAGTATATATGAAAAAGAGTAATAACTCTTGGGAAACTCTAGACAACTACTGCTTTGTTAAGCCTGTGGTTAATAAGGATGATTCTAACTTAAGTAAGCTTAAAAAGTGTGTTGGTATAGTCAAATATAATAATAGCACCTTAGAAGCTCTTAAAATCAGCAATGGAGATTTAGTCGGATTTAAAAAGAACAGAGAATTTGAGTTCTTAATTGACGGCGAGGTACTTTATTGTATGCAATCAAATGATATTTTAATTAAGTATGAAAATAAAGGAAACGAAACTGAATATAATCCAAGCTGGGCAAATAGCAGTTGAAGAACTTATAAAAGTAGCGAAAGAAAAGATTGTAGACTCAGAAGATGATATCTCGGCTGATAGACTTAAAAACGCTGCTGCTACTAAAAAATTAGCAATATTTGATGCTTTTGAAATACTAGCTAGAATAGAAGCTGAAGAAAATATAATAAATGAAAAGCCAGTAAAAACTCAAGTTGAGTCTTTTAAAGGTTTTGCTGAAGGAAGATCTAAGTAATGTACGAACAAAACTTACATCATATAGTAGAAGACCATATAAAGCCTAAAGTTCTTAGTAGAATGAATAGGCTTAAAAAGTGGAAATACGGATACGACAAAGATCACGACATTGTTGTGGTTAGCAAAACAGGGCAAGTAGGCGAAATATATAGTATACAAAACTTATTGATAGCTTTACCTTTGGCTGAAGATGTATATAAATGCTCTAAAAAAGTAACAGAGCAGCGATGGAATGTTTTAGATTATCCAGCTGAATTAAAAAGAATTAATACAGTATACGAATGGAATCAAAAGCCTATAGCATTTAAAGAAAAGCACTATGACTATATTAACAAAGAGTTTGTTAGGCGTGAAGAAGGTTATTGGTACTATAACAAAGGTGTTCCTACTTATATTACTGGTTCTCACTACATGTACTTGCAGTGGACTAAAATTGATGTGGGGCACGCAGACTTTAGAGAGTCAAACAGATTATTCTATATATTCTGGGAGGCTTGCAAGGCAGATTCAAGATGTTACGGACTGTGCTACCTTAAAAATAGACGCTCAGGCTTCTCTTTCATGGCTTCATCGGACACCGTTAACCAGGCAACAATATCGCGAGATGCAAGGTTTGGTATCCTTAGTAAATCAGGAGCTGATGCAAAGAAGATGTTCACCGATAAGGTGGTACCCATCTCAATCAACTATCCTTTCTTTTTCAAACCAATACAGGACGGGATGGAACGCCCCAAGACGGAGCTATCGTATAAAGTCCCGTCGAAGAGACTCACTCGTAATTCCATTAAGGAGACAACCGAGGATCTCCAGGCCGGTCTCGACACCACGATCGACTGGAAGAACACGGGCGACAATTCATACGACGGAGAGAAACTTAAACTCCTCGTCCACGACGAATCAGGCAAATGGGAGAGGCCGGACAACATCCTCAACAACTGGCGTGTCACGAAGACAACGCTAAGATTAGGTAGAAGAATCGTCGGTAAATGTATGATGGGTTCTACTTCAAACGCATTAGATAAAGGTGGAGAAAACTTTAAAAAGCTATACGAAGCTTCGGATGTCAACAAAAGAAACCGTAACGGTCAGACTAGCTCAGGACTATATAGTATGTTCGTACCTATGGAATGGAATTACGAAGGATACATCGATTCTTATGGATTACCTGTATTCGACACTCCAAAAAAACCAATCAAAGGTATTGATGGAGAAGACATCGACATCGGTGTAATATCACATTGGGAAAATGAAGTTGATGGCTTAAAAGATGATCAAGACAGTTTAAATGAATATTATCGTCAATTTCCAAGAACAGAGAAACATGCTTTCAGAGACGAAGCTAAAGAATCTTTGTTTAATTTGACTAAAATATACGAGCAAATAGATTATAATGAAGATCTACGTAACACAAACGTAGTTACTCAGGGTAATTTTCAATGGGAAGGTGGGATTAAAGATACTAGAGTCATGTTTATGCCAAGTAAAAATGGTAGATTCTTTGTTAGTTGGGTTCCTTCAGTTGGACTACAGAATAGATATAATATAAAGAACAATATAAAATACCCTGGAAATGAACACTGCGGAGCTTTTGGATGCGATAGTTATGATATATCTGGTACTGTTGACGGTAAGGGTTCTAAAGGAGCTTTACACGGATTAACTAAGTTTTCAATGGAAGATGTACCGCCTAATTTGTTTTTTTTAGAATACATATCTAGACCACAGACTGCTGATATATTCTTTGAAGATGTTCTTATGGCTTTAGTGTTTTATGGTATGCCTATATTAGCAGAAAACAACAAACCTAGACTTTTATATTATATGAAAAGAAGAGGTTATAGAGGTTATTCTATGAATAGACCTGACAAGGTTATGCATAAATTATCAGTAACAGAAAGAGAAATAGGTGGAATACCTAATTCAAGTGAAGATATAAAGCAAGCTCACGCAGCTGCTATTGAAGATTATATAGAAAATCATGTTGGTCTTGGACAAGACGGATATGGAAATACATATTTTCAAAGAACATTAGAAGACTGGGCTAAGTTTAATATAAACAACAGAACAAAACACGATGCATCTATTAGTTCTGGTTTAGCTATCATGGCATGTAATAAACATAGATATACACCTGTTGCGAAAAGAGTAATATCTCAAGTATCATTAGGTTTTAGAAAATATAACAATACAGGTGAAAATTCAAAAATAATATAATAAATGGTCTATACTAATAATAACAGCATCTTTCCAGATCAGGTGGTACCTGAAGAAGAAAAGAAATCATTTGAATATGGTTTAGCTGTTGGAAACGCTATTGAACAAGAGTGGTTTAGAAACAACAGTGGACAGAATAGGTTTTCCTATAATTTCCAAAACTTTAATAGACTAAGATTATATGCTAGAGGCGAACAGCCTGTGCAGAAATATAAAGATGAGTTATCAAATAACGGTGATTTATCTTACTTAAATTTAGACTGGAAACCAATACCTGTTTTATCTAAGTTTGTAGATATAGTTGTAAACGGCATGACAGACAAAGGTTATGAAATAAAATCTTTTGCTTCAGATCCTTTTGCTACACAACAAAGAACTGATTTTGCTTTTAAAGCATTAAGAGATATACAACAAAAAGCTAATATAGAAGAATTAGCTGGACTTACTGGTAAAAACTTTTACGCATCTGCAGACCCAGAAAGTTTACCTAAAGATCCAGGTGAACTTGACTTATATATGCAACTTAATTATAAGCAAAGCGTAGAAATAGCTGAAGAAGAATTAATAAATAATGTTCTTGATTTTAATAAGTACAGTGAAACTAAAAAAAGATTAGCTTACGATTTAACTGTACTAGGTATTGCGGCTAGTAAAACTAGTTTTAATTTAGCGGAAGGAGTAAAAGTAGATTATGTCAATCCAGCTAATTTAGTTTATTCTGCTACAGATGATCCTAATTTTGAAGACATATATTATGTTGGTGAAATAAAAAGCTTAACACTTCCTGAGATTAAAAAAATGTTTCCTTATTTAACTAACGATGAGTTAGAAAGAATACAAAAATATCCAGGTCGCCAAAACTACGCTCAAAGTGATTGGCAAGTCAATAGCGACGTTAATCAACATCAAGTATTGTTTTTTGAATACAAAACATACCACGATCAAGTATTTAAAATAAAACAAACAGAGCAAGGATTAGAAAAAGTTTTAGAAAAACAAGATACTTTTAATCCTCCTCCAAATGATAACTTTGAAAGAGTAGCAAGATCTATAGAGGTTTTATATACTGGCGCAAAAATACTAGGCATGGCTGACACTATGCTAGAGTGGAAATTGTCTGAAAACATGACAAGACCATCGGCTGATATTACAAAAGTTAATATGAATTACTGTATATCCGCTCCTAGAATGTATCAAGGACGTATAGAGTCTTTAATTAGTAGAACTACTGGTTTTGCTGATATGATACAATTAACGCATCTTAAATTGCAGCAAGTATTAGCTAGAATGGTGCCGGATGGTGTTTATGTTGATGTTGACGGTTTAGCAGAAGTTGATTTAGGTAATGGAACAAACTACAATCCAGCAGAAGCATTAAACATGTATTTTCAAACTGGTACTATAGTTGGTAGATCACTTACTCAGGACGGTGAAATGAATCGAGGTAAAGTGCCAATTCAAGAACTTCAAAGCTCTTCAGGTATATCTAAGATTCAAGCTATGATACAAACGTATCAATATTATCTTCAAATGATTCGCGATGTAACCGGACTAAATGAAGCTAGAGACGGAAGCACACCTGATAAAAACGCATTAGTTGGTTTACAAAAACTAGCTGCAGCAAACTCCAATACAGCAACAAGACATATATTACAGTCTTTAATGTATATAACTATAAGAACTTGTGAAAACATAAGTTTAAGAGTTGGTGATATGCTTCAATTTCCATTAACTAGACAGTCTTTGATAGGTAGTATAAATAGCTTTAACGTAGCTACGCTTAATGAAATTGACAATTTACACATGCATGACTTTGGTATCTTTTTAGAATTAGAGCCTGAAGAAGAAGAAAAAGCTCAATTAGAAAAAAGCATACAAATTGCACTTCAAACTCAAAGTATTAGTTTAGGAGACGCTATAGATATACGTCAGATACAAAACACTAAACTAGCTAACGAGGTAATAAAGTCTAGACAGACAAAAAAAGCAGAGCAAGAACAGGCTGCTCAAATGGCCAACATACAAGCTCAAGCTCAGGCTAATGCAGAGTCTGCAGAAAAAGCAGCTGTATCTGAAGTTCAAAAACAACAAGCTTTAGCTCAAACAGAAATTCAAATTCAACAAGCTAAATCTCAATTTGAAATACAGCGCATGGAGCAAGAAGCATTAATTAAAAAACAATTAATGGCAGAAGAGTTTCAATATCAACTGCAACTAGCGCAAATGAATATGGACGCTCAAAAACAAAAAGAAGCTGAAATTGAAAACAGAAAAGATCAAAGAGTAAAGATACAAGGCACTCAACAGAGTGAACTTATAGATCAAAGACAAAATGATTTGTTACCTAAGAATTTTGAATCAGGTAATGATGGTTTAGGTGGATTTGATTTAGAGCAATTTACCCCAAGATAGGGATTATTAATTTTTATTATATTATATTATGTCAGAAGAAGTAAAAGAAGTAAAACAAGAAGGTGAATTTAAAGTAAAGCACACTATGCCTAAATATAAGGACATGGGAGCTATTCCAGAAATTACTAAAGTAGATTTAACTAAAAAACCAACAGACGATGCCATTCAAATCGGAGAAACAGAAGCAGTGGTTGATGATAAACAAACCGGAGATATACCAAAAGTGGAAAAACAAGTACGGGAGTCCAAAGAGATTCCTAAAGTTCAAATTAAAACCGAAGAAGTAGAATCTCCATTAGAATTAATAGAAGATGAAAG